GGTTCCCCATGCGGCGAAGTCATCGTCTGAATCGCTCACAATCGAATCCAGCAAGCGACTTGAATCTATTAATGTTTTGCTGCCGCGCTGATTGGGTTTCCATTGACTGCCATCCGGAGCGGTCTCCGTTCTGAACCGGTCTCTGGTCGAGTTCTCGCCATAGGTTGCAATGTCCTTCATGATCGGCGCCGGATTCTGGCCGGTTGCTATCAGGCGCGCGATCGCTACCTGAATCTGCCGGTCATCCACTTCAATATGTAGCCGCACTCCTGACATCAGATGAATCCTCCGGACTCACTGCGCCGGAAAACCGGCGTAGTCGAAGAAATCTGCACACCGTTGTTGGATGTCGGCAATGCAGCTGCACCGTTTTCATCCAGCTTGGCCGTGCCTTTGGAAACATCTTTCAGCAGCGCGATTGCATCCCGGTAACGGGTTTCCACAATCTCGGTAACCGCGTTTTCGTGTAAGGCATATCGGGCAATGTCGCATGCCAAGCGCTCAAGAACGGCTGGAAATGGCGCCACCAGTGGCAATGTGTGGCGCACCGCCAAATACCCGTTGATTTGCGCATCCGCATCACCCAACGCCCGATTAACCACGGTCGCATCAATCACGCCCAGGTTCGAGCGGTCGGTAAGCTGGATCAGCTCTTCCTCGCCGAAACGGTCAATCAGGTTTTGTTGAGTGGCGTAGGTCATGGCTGTTAAACTTCTTCCATGTTTTCAGTTACAACCAGCATCTTTTCTTCCTTGAGCTGCTTGATTTGTATTTCAGACAGATCAGAAACTAGCAATGTGGTTGGCTCAGAGCCGAAGGTAAACCCGGCACGGCGGAAAACTTCACGCTTAGCAACAACAGTCAGAAATTTCCCAACCTTCTTGTTTTTTTTGTCCTGTACTGCGTTGGCTTCTTTAGTTTCTTTATTTGTGTTGTCTTCCAATGCGCCTGGATCATTCCCCGCATTTGATTTTTTCTCGTCTTTAGGCATTAAATTCTCCGTTAAAGTAATTTGAGTTCGCTTTGGAAGTGACCCTAATCACTTCCAAATCATGTCAGTCCGAATTAACCCGCGCCGGTTGATCCAATGGCCAATTGCCAGAATCCATACCCACCTGCTGCGCGAGCTTCTGCGCCATACTTGAATTTTTTGCGGTTGAATACATCATCATTTTCAGTGCTGGTTTGCTCAACAAACACCGGAGCCTTGCGCTCTTGATAGATGAATGGCTTGATTGGTTGTGAAGTATCCAATAGGAACCATGCAGTATCTGACGTCAGGCGCGCATCCACCACCACCTCGGCAGTGCCTTTGTATAGATTCGCAGCTCCATCGGTTAATCGATCATTATTAACCATGGCCAATGCAACACTCTCCAGGGCTGGCGGAACCAACAGAATCCTGGGGATGACATTGAGTGGACGGCCTTCGTCGTCCTTGAATTTCAACATGGCAGTACGCGCAGCGCCGTAACTGGCAATTGCGGCGGCCTGGTTGGCCACACTAAGTGCGACGGTAAGCTTGTTGGAAACGCTGGCGCCAGATACCAGATGATCGGTATCAAAAAAATACTGGCCGTCGAAACACAGGTTTGCAAAACCACCGTTAACCAAATCCATCACAATTTCATCCGGCAATTGCGCGGCAGATTGCCCCGCCATTTGTGCTTGCGGACCATACATGCCTAACTGATCATCCTCGATGTCGTTGCGATCAACCTCGACGGTCGCCTCCCAATCATCATTGACGATGGCATATTTGTATGCTTCGAGAGACTTGATATGTTTATCGCCAACCCATTTGCGCATTTTGGGAAATTTCGATAACCAGGCATAAATGTTCTGGCTGGTCGTCGATGGCACTCGCATGGCGATTTTCTGCCAGACCGTGGGTGCTGCTCCAAATGCGTTATTAAAACTGGTTTGTAGGCTGACAAAAACACTGGAAATAGTGTCTTTGTTAATTAGCATCCCCAGGAAGCCGAGCATGACCAGGTCGTCAGCAGAATCCATTGATAGTGGCGCGGCCACGACCACATCGCACGCTATCAAAGCCAGAGACAGCACAAATAGGCAGATCCAGGCTCCCAAGTTAATCAAATTCTTTTTCATTCATTACTCCTTTATCAGTTAGCGAAATGCGATTGCCTGCGTTACAGAACCCAAACACCGTCCGAATCGAGTTTGATTACGGTACCGGCTGCTGATCGCGTGTTGGTTCCGTTGGTTTTGGCGACGGTTTCGTCATCCACGATGTAGCAAGTCTTGCCGACATCGGCCTGCACAACCGCATCCGCTCCGCTGTTTTTCCATTTGAATGCCTTGCGTTTGCGCACGCTTACGGTTTTGTCACCAGCGTTACCGGCAGAGTTATCGACTGTGCTTTCAAAACGACCCAGATAGATCAGGGTTGTTGCAACAGCCCCTTTGGTCACGAACCCGGATGCATTTAGAACCGCGATTCCGCCAGCAAATACCTTTACCGCTGCCAGTGGCAGATCGACTAATTCACCGTCCATCATTGGGGTATTGCGATCGGCTGTGAGTGCCATGTTTTCTCTCCTTTAGGATTACTTTGATTGTTAAGCCGCTCTAGTCTTGCGCCTGAGCTTGCAGCGTCTTCTGAAAATCTTCCGGGGCCACGCCCATTGATTTGCACACTGCCAGCTGGGTGTCAGATAGCTGCACGCCTGCTTCTCCCCCGGGCGACTTCCCGTCGGTCTGTGTGCCGGTTAATGCTGTAATTGGATGAGCTGATTCGACGTACTGCTTAAGCGACTCGATATTTTCCTTACCCAGTTTGCGTGCCCAATCCTCCTGAGCAGGCAATAATTTGCCATTTGAAAGAGCGACCTCGACCACTTCATCCACATCACGATCAATTTTTTCAGCGCGTAGAGAAGCCACTTCATCCTGAAGCACTTTCATAGTTGCGACCGCCACCCATTTGGCAGGGTCAGGTGCGTCCACGGATGCGCTGAGGGCTGCGATTTGGTCGGCCTGGGATTTGATCAGGGATACGATGTTAAAATCTGCGCTTGCGGCGGCGGCTGGTTGGGTTGACTTGATTTGATCGATAGCTTTTTGCAGCTCAGCAACTACTTCTTCTTGCGTCGCTGTGATAGCCAGATTCAGCATCCAGCGAATTTGTTCAAGCAGTTCCATGGATAAACTCTCCTGTTGAGATTGATCGATTAATTGGGTGAATTGCGATGCCGCGACGGCGTCCATGCCATCTAGGGCGGGGTTGTTGGTCAAAGCCGCATTAATCAGGCTCTTGACCGCGCCGGTTTTGCGGTCGTAGGTAAACACTGGGGAGATGTATTTGTATTCGCCGCTTTCAATCATGCTGCTGGCGCGCTCTGTCCACTCGACATCGATGGCAAAGAGGCCATCTGCACGCCATTCGAGCTGCCCGAACCAACCGGATGCCGGAGCAGGTTGTCCGTTTTGTGATGCCAGTAATGTCTGGTGCTCGTAGTCGACTACGGTTCTGTTTTCGCGCCCGGCAAAATCCGCAATGACACTGGCTGCCAGCTCGGCGTTAATAAACCAGTGCGGTGCGTCTTTGGGCCTGCCGTCAGTCGCACGGAATTCACCGGCTGGAAATAACTGGATTTCCTTTGATGGCGTGACGGAAATGGCGCAAGCCGCAATTCCTAGGTGTTTTTTGGGTGTTTTTCGGTTCATGCCGCCATTATTACAGCGGCAATTCATGTGGTTAAGACGGTTTTGCGTCCGCTCTATTGAATGATTTAATGCGAAAGATAGGTTATCATAAGCCCCTCTACTTTTACAAAAGGGCAGATATGCAACAAAACGACTTGGCTGCTATCAGCAAACAAAACGCACTTAACGCAGCGAAACAAAAAAGATCACCCGCCGAACGTGCCAAAGACAACCCAAAATCCGCAAAACTTGCAATTGCCGCTTTTTGCTATCACAACTGCCAGCAGCAGACCCTGCCAAACTCTCACACAACCAAGCGGGCGATTAAAAATTGCCAGGTTACAGAGTGCCCTTTATGGGCTCATCGCGGGTTCCAAAAGATAGGCGATGGAGCGGCAGCCAGAAATAACCAAACAAGTCATTCTTAAAATCGTTTTTAACGCTCGTGTAACGCTATACTGCATATCGTTAAAAAAAATTGAATTTTTTTATCAATGGTAAGGTAGCCAAAAATAAAAATAATCGCTCAAATCGCCTTTAAATCAGTTTTGCGTTTTTTGCGCATTGAGCATACAATTTTAACTAAGCGGGTGTGACACGGTAATATTCTCCCGGCCGTAACACGGCAGAAATGCCGGAGTGATATGTGGGGTTTCCGGGAAACCGGGTTGGGGGGCCCCACCATCCGCCGCCATCAATTTTTCCTCCCTCCTTTTTGCAAAATCCGTTTTATCTCCCGAATTCTTTTTTCGTCATCCGACGATAATTTCCTGAACGAAGTTAAAAACACCGCTTTACCGGTCCCGGTAGTTTTAACCACAGAAACATAACCATCTTGTTCCTGCACATAAATTAAAGATTTTTCCGCATCCTGCACACGCACGCCGGAATCGATTGTGGATTGCACCAGAGCATATTCCTGCGCGGTTAGTTCCGGATGCACGTCCTTTTGTTTCTGCATGGTTTCTGCGGACAGCCTAACCGTATGCGCATTAGCGCCGATGTCTGCGGCATGAGAATCAGGCAGCACAGCAACCGGAAAATACCCTTCCGGATCATCAAAAAAACGCTTAAAAGCCGGGCCTGACACAATGCCTGAGAGCACGCTGGCAGCAATAGCCGGGGCGGAAACATCCATTTTTTCCGTGATGAACTTCGGCAGATTATCCAGGCGGCCGCCGGGCGGATAATTAAAGCTTGGATCAACTCCTCGCGGAATTTTCTGGATGTCTCCGGTGCGTTTATTGATGTATTCGTACTGCGGCACCTTGGGCGATTCGCTGACTTTTAACCCTCTCTGCTCAAGCATTTTTCCGTTCATCTGCGTGACATTGCACTTACACCCCCAAGCCTTGACGGGAAAATGCGCCTGCCAGAAGGGGTCATCCGCAGGCAACACCAGGTTATCCCAGGACGAATGCTCCATTCTTGGATGTTCCGAATTGTTGGCGTTATAACGTAGATAAGGGAAACTCTTCTTGGCGGCTTCGATCCGCTGCCATTGCCCCTCTGAATGCGCGGTGCGCAGGTTGGTATCGAAGATCGTTCTCAGACGGCGTGTGCTGCCCAGTTGCACCAGGTTGGTTTCCCCGGTCACCGGATCGGTCATTTCCGCTTTGCCCCACCAGCCCTTTTCCATCAGCAATGGTTTCAGGTTTTTACGGAAATCTTCGAAAGTAGTTCCATCAACCAGCGCAGAATCAATGCCACCACGGATATCGCGCAGGATATCCAGTTGCGTCACCTTGGCCACGGTAAACGCGGCCTGGTGTTCTTGCTGCCACACGTCCTCCCAGCTAAAGCCTATTTTGTAGCCCTTACTCCTGAAAAACTCAATGGCCTCTTTTGGCGGCAGTGGCTTGAACTGGATCATTTGGGCTTATGGTGTTGACAGGGTTATTGTTTTGGTGGGCTTGGTTGTGTAACGCCGTCCAAACTTGGCAACCGCCCAATAAAATATCTTTGCCCGCCATTTTGGCATGCCATCATTGGACATGATCGTTTCCATGTATTTATCCAAAATGATTTTTGCGGATTTCGGCAACAATCCTGCACGCATGAGCTGATAGCCGCCATCATGGACCAATGATCCCGCCATGCCCTCTGGCGTGTCCGGACCTCCGGTAACACCGTCATAGGCATAACCCGGCATGAAAAACATTTTTCCGTCAGTATCCAGGCTCACCCAGCCATTTGATATGTAGGTTTCCGGACGCAATGGAGTTTGAACCCAGTAAGGCTGCTGTAGCTGGTATTTGTACCCGCCCTTGTAAACCAGGCGCGGGCTGCGCTCGATTTTTTGTTTATTCACGTCATTCCTCCTTCAATTGATCTTTCACGCGCCCGTAAATATTCGCGGCAAACTGGGCTTGTGCGAGCGTTTCCGCTAGTTTGTCGGTGTCCATATCCTTGATTAACATGGCAAGACCGGCTTGGAATTCTGCGTAATCTTTGGCACTTGCAGCCAATTGCAGAATGGGTGCAATCATCGGGTTGCTGATCCGTTCCCAATCGCCCGCCAGTTCGTCGGCGAAAATGTCGAATTCGTCCTGATCCTGGGTTGCGGTCAGCGCGGCAATTTTGGTGTTTGTTGCGGCCTGTTGGGGCAAATGATTATTTGCCCCTACGGGAGGCGGGGTGTCATTTGCGGCCACGGTTTGCATTTGCAACACCGGTTCGTCGCCATCCGGCTCCGGAATGCGCAATTTGTCGCGTACCCATGAAACCGGGATTTGCACACCCGCATTGACCAAGGGAGGGAGCGATTCCGAGAACAGTTTGATATCTTCCGGCTCACCAAGGTCAAACACAAAGCGGGGGCAGCGGCGCATATCGTCGACACCGCCGACATTGAGCGCATAGAGCGGATACACCAGATCGCGCGTGAGCGTGCCTGCCAGTTGCTTGGCATCCGACATCATGAGGTCGTGGCGCACTTCGTTATGTACGTTTCCTAGCGCATTGGTGCTGGTTTTTCCGTCGGCTTGGGTGGTTAATGTGCCGCCCAGGATGGCTTTACTTTGTGATTTCTCGGCCCAGGCAATCATGCTCTCAAAGGGGGTCGATGAGCCATTTGCGGCGATTTGCACGAACTCGACCGCCATATCTTGCGGCACGATGCCAGCAGCATTGTGACCGATAGCCACGACCGCTTGCAGCAAGGCGTTTTTTTCGTCGTCACTTGCGCCGGGAAAATATTTACCCAGGCGGATTGGTATCCCATAGATCTCCAGAAACTCTGCCATGTCGCGCACGGAGAAGTTTTTGAATAAATACGGCCACACCAGCACCCGATACAACCCGGAACGGGACAAATATCCCGACTTGGCTTTGTGGATGTGGGTGATCCAGCCAAACGGCTGCAATTCTGCGCCATCTGCAGAGTTATCCCGCAGTCTCAGTTGCGTCCTGGTTAAGCGGTCGGTCTGGAACCAGCTTTGTGGTCTGTGGGCGATGGCTTTTGGTAGCCACTCTTTTCCCAGCATTTGCCATTCCAGCTCCAGACAGACAAAACCATGACCGATTGCATCCAGTGCGTCCTGGATGACGTCCTCGAAATTCTGCACGTCTTGCAATAGCTCTTTGACGTACGCAGCCGCTTTCCTTTCCTTTGCCGACGGATTGCGCGGCGGCACGATATCCCAATCCACCGTTAGCAGGGCGCGTTTGCGCTTGCTGATTTCCGAGAAGATATGCGCGTCCTTTTCTTCCATATCAATGAAAAGTTCATGCTGTGAGCGAATATCACCCTGTTCGGCGGAGTCCATGATGCGCGCTATTTTGGCGGGTGTTAGCCCCCTGCTTGGGTGACCGGCATAGGTCTGCTTTAACTGGGCAACCCTGGCGCTTTGCGTCTCCCTCATTTGCTTTGTATTGATCGGATTACCGTTAATGTCCACAATGCCTACCATGCTCCGCCTCCAAACCTGTCATTTTCCGAATTTCTGTGTGTCCCCTGATATTCGATGCCTCCGGATCTGGTGGTTGCGAGCATCCATAGCATTTGCAGCGCGTCCGGGCCGTCGTCGTGGTCGGCCTTGGGAAAATGCCGCAGTTGGTCTACCAGCGTGTTTTGTGATGGATGCAGGCGTATCAGGCCGTTGGCCATGTGCGGTTGCAGCGTTTCTATCCTGAGCAGCTTATCTGTTGTTGGTTTGATTGCGGTCGCCGGTACCGGCACGCCGCGCGCTGCTGAGCGTTTCACCAGCTCGGTCTTGAGAAATTCCTGGAACTGCACGGTTTCCACACCCCACAACAAGCATTTGTATTCGCGCTGTAATTCAATGACGTCCTCAATGATCTTGTCCGGCAGGCGCTTTTTGATCAGCGCTTCGACCACGTCTAGTATGCCTGTGGAACGATTAAACCCGCCGACCAGCAGCGCCGATGGGTCACGGCTGGCGCCTTGCTTGCCCATGCTGGGATCGCATGCGCCGAAAAAACGCCATTCGGCCAGCCGATTGACCCAAAACTGGATGCAGTTGGCAAACGGGGCATCCTCTCCGGATACCGGGTCGTTTTGTTGTTCAGAATCAAAAGCCGCGCGTCCATCTCTGACGCGCTTGATCATCAGCTTATAGAGCGGTTGCGCGGCCGGCCAGCTAACTATGCTGCCTGCTTCCATCTCTTTTTTACGCTCTGCGTAAAAATTCAATGCGGCCTCTTCGCCCTGGTTCAGGAGTATTTCTTCCCACTTGTCCCACAGGCTCATGTTGTGCGGCCATTCGATGATGGCGCGAAACTTGCGGGATTTCCACAGCGGGTTATTGATCAGCCGGTTTAAAACCGAGTCGTAATGCAGGATGGTGCCGATGATGACGACATCCATGCTGTCATCGGCTGCGCCCAGTGATAGCACCGTTTTTTTGAGCCAGGATTCGAGCTTGTCGCGCTGTTCCGGGCTGCGCACGTTTTCATCATTTTCCAGATCGTCGCCAATAACCAGATCAGGACGATGCGGACCATGACGCAAGCCGCGCATGCGTTTACCTGAGCCGAATACCTGCACTTTGGCATCGTTGCTGGTCACGATGGTGCCCACTTGCCAAACCCTTCCCTGACCTGTCGCTTTTGGGTAATCCATGATCAGGCGGGGATTGAATTCCAATTCCGCTTTGATGGCCTCCAGCATCGGCAATGCCTGATCGAGCGCATCCATGACCACGACAGGATATTTTTTTCGCCCGGTGACCAGGCAGAAAATGACGAATATCTGCGTGACAATCGTGGACTTGGCATTGCCACGCGGCGCGGCAATGGCCTCATGGTCTCCGATGCCGTTGTCGACAATCTCCACCAGGCGGCTGTACAGGAAATTATGCAGCACCGCGTTGTCATGCTTGACGTAGTGCGGGAAATAGGTGCGCGCGAAAAACTCAAGATCGTTTTTGGCTTTGGTTTGGCGCTCAAAACTAGCGGACGGATCGGGGCTGAACCCATCCACTTCCGCTTCAATCTGGATGCGCAACTCGCCAGCCAGTTGCGCGATTTGATCC